ACAGTCAAGTTTGAAGAAACATACACATTACCAACAACGTGCAGCTCGGCGTTAGGAGTTGTGGTTTTTATACCTACATTAGATTCTGTTAACACACCACCATATATGTGTACATCGAGGTCTTGAGAAGTAATGGGTGTAATTACATTACTCGAGGCACTACTTTGTGTGTAAGCCATTACAAATTCATCACTTAGTTCCCTATACCCCACGACCACATTAGACCCTGGTCGAGCCATAATAAGACCCAAATCCAGTGTTGTATCGTTAGTTATATTGTTTTGTCCGATTTCGATAATTGGATCTTGTACAATCAAATTATCAGTTTTGATTAAAGTGGTACCACCATTGATAGTTAAATCTCCATTGATTGAAACACTACCAGCTACAACTAAAACATTTGAACCTGTATCATCAACGTAAAGATTCGAACCGATGCTAAGGGTGTGAGAAGCTAATGCATTAGCTATACCCACATTACCTGTGGTAACAATTGAAGCGGTATTATTGAAAAAAATTACAGTATTCGAAGTGGCGTTGCCTTGGTTGGTTACCTCGTCAATACCGACATTACCAATGATATCTTGTGCTGATTCACCAGATTCTGTTAATTCTTTTGTTGTTGTGTTATACATCATTAATACGACTTCAGGTTTACCAACATAACCTGGAAAATAACGAACTGGTGTTATATAAACAGCCCCAGCATCCGATGCATCAACCACGGTATTACTCGCATTTAGAACGATCGTATTTTCACCCTGGTCTTCTTGAACATGTTTACCAAACCTAATTTTAGTCGACCTCTCAACGGTCGGTAAGGTCTTGACCATTTAGTATAAGGTTGTATTTTAATTTGCATAAAGTAGACCAGCCATTCCATTTTCGATCCGAAGTATGTTATAGTTGACTGCGTAAATTGGGTCATTGATATTCATAGACTCACTCATGATAGTTGCTGAAGCAAGGCGACTGAAGTTGAGTGTTCCTGTGGGTTGGAGAGAACTTGTTGAGAGGCAGAAGCAATAGAGAAAGAAATCTGGGGACGTCACAAAGTTTGTGTGATAATAACTCGTGACGTCTATAAAATGTGGTCTACCCCATCTATAGTTTCCTACATCGAGACCGTTAATGTTTAACTTAATCTTATTCGTTGGGGATGTGAGTGCACCATCTGTCGTTGTATCAGATGAGGCGAGATATTTAACCGGGTGATTGAAGGTGAGTTCTTGAACAAGCGCATTCGAGGGGACATTTTTTTGAACCTGTGTGATGAGAAGATCATGTTTCCTAGATGCAACCTGTCCACGTTCTTCGTTGTCCAAATAGAAGTAATTTGCGTAACACTCTACGTTATAGTTTGTAGCTGCGGTAGCCCAATGGATCCTGAGTTCGACATTATGATAGTTTAGGGCTACAAGGGGGATAGCACACTGTGGTCCCTCACAAAAAAAGAACCTCAGAGGGTAAAAAAATGAACGTGCAGAAATACCTGGGTGTGTACCATTAGAACTCTTTGATACATTTTGAGCAAATGTATCGATCGCAATCTTCTCTGTGAAGATTGCATCTTGGGTATCAATAACGGAACCACCTATCAAAAGTTCCACTTTATCAATAATGGTGTCCCATCGTTGAATATCGAGGGCCTGGTTCGTATCATCAAGTGTAAAATACACATAGCTGAGAAGATCACCCGACCTCTCAAACTGAATACTGGACATAGAATTGTTTTTCACCGCTCCATGGATGGTTTGTTTTTCAATGGACTGTGAAAAATTAGCATGCCTTTTGAATGTTGAACTGAAGAAAGATATTTCGGGGTTGCCCATGATATATTTATCCTGGGCACCTACGGCAATCAATTGAACAACACCTGCTGACATGGTAATACTAATTTAAGGGGAGAAAAATTACAGGTTGGGTTTCCTACAGACGAATCGAAGAACAAAATAATTATTTCTATCTGTAGCCGTTGCGGGAACGATAGGGACACCACTTTGATTACGAATATTGACAGTGAGACGGTCAATACTACGAATAGGGTTTACATATTGGGTCGCAATTGGGTATTCATCTTTAAACGAGATTGTCTGCGCACCACTGGCGACGGTATTTGCATGGGTGATACTAGCAAAGGAGTTTCGAAGCATACCTAGCGAGGCCTGACCTTCGTACACGTTGCTGGCACGATCATTAAATACAGAATTCAACTCATCTATAGAAATATAACAATGTTCAGTAGCCGTCTTTGTACGAATTCTCGCAGCTAGCAATCTAGCCTGTACCACATTTTTTAGAGGTTGACTCAAAAAACACGTGAAACTGTTAGAACTAGCCTGATCGAGAGTATCAACTGTAATTGTGTGATATTCATAATTTAGGTCTGGAATCATCTCCGATGGTGAAGTGATCAAAGCCATTTATTATTAGATTAGATTAAAGATCCACCAATTCCATCCGCAATCTCATACCCAGCATGAGCACTCACAAGCTTCTGGGCACCACAGAGACCACCTGGGGTCAGACCAACCGAGTAGGGGCTACCATTTTTACCCCCACCAGCAACACATTCGACATCAGGTTTGAGATCAAAGAGAGATTCTTCACTGACGGCTGTAATAGTAATTGGCCTGGGCTGGTACTTCGCGGTCTTCACGGACATCAACGACAGGACAAAGATGAGGGTCATCAATGTGGCGATAGCCATGAGAGCATTTCGATCACTGCGATTGAAGTTAAGTTTGAACATTTATAATAGACATAGATTTTTTTAAAGTGCGTTAAAGAGATTTTCTTAGTTTCTACATAGACAGTAGATGGACGAAGAAATCGTACTTGACAGAGGTCAAACAACTGTGATGAAATTAGATGCTGACGAACAGGCTCTTATGGATGAAATTCAAATCTATGCACCACGTGCAAAGACGGTTCATCGACCTACGCGGCCAATGCAGAGACCTGTTCAATCCTCCCAAGCTCAGGAGGCTATGGACGCTTTTGTAAATCCTAATAAACAGAGCGCTCCAGCTCAACCTCAACAGGAGGAGGAGATTGATTATGGAGAGGATGAACCAATGATGTTTGATGATGATGAGCCAATGGGGCATGGTCCAGGTGATGATGGGGACCAACCTTCCAAGGGGTACACCTCAATTGACGAAGAAAAGGCGGACCTTGTCAATAAACTTGGACGGTTAGAAAAGAAGGGTTTTGCCGTCAATAAGCGCCTGAATGCCTATTCTGGTGTTGATGAACTAAGGTCGGAAGTCAAGAGGATTACATACAGTATTGATGTTGAACAGTCTGTGCGTTTCTCTCGTCGTATGTTGGTGGCCTGTGTAACTGGTCTCGAGTTTTTGAACAAGCGATACAATCCATTTGAGATTCAACTTGAGGGTTGGTCTGAGTCTATCATGGAGAATGTTGATGACTATGACGGCGTATTTGAAGAACTTTATGTGAAATATCGCTCAAAGGTCAGTGTAGCACCAGAGGTCAAGTTGATTATGATGCTTGGTGGTTCTGCGATGATGTTCCACCTTACCAACAGTATGTTCAAGTCTGTGATGCCCAATATGAATGATGTCATGAAGCAGAACCCAGACTTGGTGAAGAACATGATGGCGGCGGTTCAAAATACAACCCGTAATACGGGTGGTCCAGCGGTTGATGCACCTGTGGGTGGTTCGGGGCAATACGAGATGCAGGGTCCCGGACTCGACATTTCTAGCCTCATGGGTGGGATTTCTATGCCACCCCCACCACCAATGAATACCTCAATGGGTCAGGGTCCTTCGGCGCCTCAACCAATCGAGGAAGATGATGACCTCTCCGACATCATGTCCATCTCTGGTGATTCCACAGGTGGTGAGGTAAAGGAAGTAAATGTAGGTGCCAGTAAACCCAAGAGAACTCGTCGAAAGAAGAAGACGGAAATTAATCTCTAAACTTATATAAATGATAGCGTATTGTCCGCTTGAGGAGCTCGAGCCTCCAGTCCGACAGCAGGAAGTTGTCACTGAAGCTAAGGCCGAACCTGTAAAGCCACAGGTTGGTCACGAAGAAACTGAATTGAATTACGTCATCATGGCATTCATTGTCGGCGTAGTTGCACTAGCCATCTCTGATTCCATCAGGGCGTAAATGTTGAATCTACCGCGGGGTACTCCCTCGTAGTAAATTTAATAGGTGAATGTGGCCAGGATCTGCTGACCGGCTACACCATTGTCGAGATCAGCTGGGAAACTGTTAATGTTATGTGAAATTTTATCAAGTCCGCCATCACACGCGGATGTCACTTCGACTGATAAATCATATGCAAAGTTGCGTCCATCATCCTTTGCAACCGGACGAATATCAATACTTCGTGTACCTGCAGTCGCTGTAGGACTCCACGGGTACGAGTTTGTAGCACCCATTAGGGTTAGTGGACCTAGGGCTATATCATACATAGAACTTATGGATCCATCATGGGTACCCCCCGAAAGTTCGAGAATCATGGTACTTGTATTGCGTACATCACCTGTATCACGTAATACTGCTACAACCTTAGCGTAGAAGGTTCCTGGTCTAAATGTCAATTGGATATCTTGACCATTACCGGAATTGATTGGAAACGTGTTCGAATACTTCTTTGTGGAAACCTGGTCAGAATTTGTGATGATACCACCATTCACGTGAAGTGCTGTATTCGCTGTAGCA